GGCGCGGCGATCGCGAGCGCGCTGGGATACCGCAATCGCCTCAAGACGTGCTTGACGATGTTCATGGAGCCGTGGCTCGCACAGGGCAGCAAGCGCAACGGGTATATCAGCACGAACTGGAACCAAGTGCGCTCGCCGGGCGGCGGTACGCGCACAGGGCGCCCGAGCACGAATGATCCGAACCTTCTTAACATAAGCAAAACGTGGGGAGATAATGACGGCTATGTTCACCCCGAGCACCTGCCCGTGGCGCCGCTACCTCTTGTCAGACGGTACATCCTGCCCGATGAAGGGGGAGTGTTTATGCACCGCGACTTCGACGGGCAAGAGTTGCGTGTCTTCGCGAATGTCGAATGCGGAGATCTTAAAGAGGCTTATCGAGATAACCCGGAGCTTGATCCGCACGGATTCGTCGGCGAGATAGCCGCCCCTATCGGGTGGCACGAAGAATACGACCGGAAAAAGCACCGCGGCCCGTGCAAGGTGCTTAACTTTCTCGGCTTGTACGGCGGCGGAGTTCCGGCGGCGGCGGGCAAGTTGCGGTGCTCTCTTGCCGACGCCAAGAAGTTCAAAGCCGCTCATACACAGGCGCTTCCAGGGCTGAAGACGGTCAATGACGTTATCAAGGCTGTGGCAGGGCGGGGCGATCCGATCAGGACGTGGGGCGGGAGGGTGTACTACCCAGAGCCCGCGAAGATCGTGGACGGCCGCCGGCAGGACTTCATTTACAGGCTCATCAATGTGTACTGCCAAGGCTCTGCGGCGGACATTACAAAAGAGGCTATCTGCCGCTGGCATGAAGGAGGGCCGTCGGCACGGTTCCTCGTGACGGTGTACGACGAAATAAACGTGAGCGCACCGTCCGATATTTCGGTTGACGAAATGCAGTACCTCAAGGAAGTGATGGAGTCCGACTGGCTCGACATTAAGATGTTGACCACGGGAAAGCGCGGCCCTTCGTGGGGCGAGTTGGAGAAGTGCCAATGACGGTTCACGCCGCCCTCGCGGCCCTCGAAGCGAAGGAGAAGGTCTGATGGGCAAAAGTATATCAAGCTGGTCGTACACAGCCCTTGCGCAGTGGGAAATGTGCCCGGCGCAGTACAAGTACCAGCGCATCGACAAGCTCCCCTCCGAGTCGTCGCCGGCGATGGACCGCGGAAACGCGATCCACAAGGCCGCGGCCGCTTACATCGCCAGCACGGAGCCTCTCCCCCTACCGCCCGAGCTTACCAAGTTCGCCGCACCGATGGAGGAGTTCCGGCAGTTCCCGGCGGATTGGAAAGTGGTGGAGCAGCAATGGGGCTTTACGAAGAGTTGGCGGCCGACGGGGTGGTTCGGCAACGATACGTGGCTCCGGGTGGTGCTGGACGCCGGTGTTGTGTACCCGGACGGCGAGGCCGATGTCGTCGATCACAAGACGGGGAAAGAGTACGAAACTAACAAGGATCAGAGAGAGCTTAACGCGCTGGCGCTGATGTGCCGCTACCCGCACGTCCACAAAGTCACGTCGCGGATGTGGTATCTGGACAGCGGCAAGGAGACGCTAGAAACGATCGAGCAGGAGAGACGCACCGATCTCATAGACAAGTGGGAGAAGCGCGTGGCTCCGGTGTTCACGGATACGGTCTTCGCGCCGCGCCCTAATCATAAGTGCCGCTGGTGCGCCTATGCGAAGTCGAAAGGTGGACCGTGCAAGTTCGGGTGAAACATGAGCACTAAAAATCCGCAAGACATAGATGCGATGTTGCGCGTCCTGCTTACTAAGGAGCACCGCGAAGGCGTGCGGTTTCTAACAATGTGTGGAGCGTCCAAACTCGCCGCTGTTAGGCATATACTGACACGGGGGATGCTGTCCCGCACGCACTATGGCGAATCGTTACGCAATAAAATAGCTGCCTTAAAAGTGCTCGGGCGGTGGAAGAAGCCCTGCGATGAAACCTAAATCCGAAGCCGCGATCCAGAACGCCGCGATCGCGAAGGCGAAGAAGCTGGGCTGGGTATGCGTCCGGCAGCATAAGGGCAAGGGGGCGTCCGCCGGCTGGCCGGACTGTTTGTTCTTGCACAGCGGCGGCGTAGCGTGTTGGATTGAGTTCAAAGTACCGGGGAAGAAGCCGACGGCCTTGCAGGCCCATCGGATCAAAGCACTTAAGGAGCTAGGTCATGTCTGCCACGTCTGCACGTCCGTTGACGAGGCGCTCGCCGCCCTCGCACAAGCCTTGGGAGCCACACCCCTACCAGAAGAGGGCGGTGGAGTTCCTGACGCAGCAAAACGCGGCCGCGCTGTTCCTGGATCCGGGGCTGGGGAAAACGTCGATTACACTATCCGCCTTCGCGCATTTGCACGCGACCAACTTAGCAAGAAGGGCCTTGGTTGTAGCCCCTCTCCGGGTCATCCAAACAGTTTGGAAGCAGGAGGCACAGAAGTGGACCCAGTTCCGCCACCTGCGCTTCGCAACGCTCCACGGTCCTAAGAAGGGGGAAGTGTTGAAGTCGTCGCTGAAAGACGACGCGGCTGACATCTACCTCATTAACCCCGAAGGGTGCCAGTGGCTCGCCGATCAGTTCTGCGGTCGCCGTCTGCCGTTTGATACGGTCGTCATCGACGAGTTGACGAAGTTCAAGAATCACAAGGCGGTGCGCTCCAAAACTCTGCGCCCGCTGCTGCGGACGGTCGCGCGCCGCTGGGGCCTGACGGGTACGCCTGTGCCAAATGGTTACATGGACTTGTTTGGGCAATTCCTGATGCTGGACGACGGCGCGGCCTTGGGGAAATACGTTACGCACTATCGCGACCAGTACTTCACCCCCGACTTCAACGGCTTCGACTACGTGCTCCAGCCCGGCGCGGCAGCGCGCATCGAGGCTAAGGTTGCGCCCTACGTGCTGCGTATGAGCGCCGAGGACTACCTAACGCTGCCGCCGCTGGTGGAGGACATCCGTTACGTCGAATTGGATCCCGAAGCGCGGCGCATCTACGAGCGTATGAAGAAGGACATGCTGGCGGAGCTGCCGCAGGGCACAGTGACGGGCGCGAACAGCGCGGCGGTGTACAGCAAGTTGAAGCAAATGGCGAATGGGGCGGTTTATCTTTCTGACGATTTGCGGCCCACAGGTATGCAAAATCGAGAATCTGTAAACCTCCACGACGCCAAGCTCGATGCCGTGGAGGAGCTTGTAGAAGAACTCGCAGGGCAGCCGCTCTTGCTCGCTTACGAGTTCAACCATGACTTAGAGCGGTTGCTTGAGAGATTCCCCGGCACGCCGTACCTCGGCGCTGGGGTCAACGGGAAACGAACACAGGAGCTTGTCGATGAGTGGAACGCAGGCAAGCACTTTCTCTTATTGGCCCATCCGGCTTCCGCAGGTCATGGCCTTAACCTCCAAGGCGCTGGAGCCGCGCATATCGCGTGGTTCGGGCCAACTTGGGACTTGGAGCTGTACGAGCAGTTCATCCAACGAGTTCACCGTCAAGGGAACACTGCCGGACGGGTCGTCAATCACCTTATCGTGGCAAAGGGCACCATCGACGAGCTTGTGATCGACGCGCTGCGCGACAAAGCCACGACGCAGGACAAGCTCTTATCCGCTTTGAACACTGAAATTCTGCGCGACGCAGAAGGCCCCGCCTCGGGGCGTTACGAGGCAACGAAGGAGAGTACAGTGGAAATAAGGAAGCTGTCGCGCCAGAGCGACGCACAAGGACAGACTGGAGAACCGCGTAGGATCACACCGCGAGGTTGGGGCGCTGCGCCAGCACAACCGGAGGCTGCAACACCGCCGCAGCAAACACTTGCAACGGAGCAGCCGAAGGGCGTCCGCCCGCGAGGCTGGGGTGGTTTGGTCCACGCGCAACCGGCGCTCGATGACCAGCGCGCCGCGATCGAGCGTAAGATCACGCAGGACGTTAACCAAACCGGCCAGTTCGTGTTGGAGGCGGAAGAACCGCAACGTGAGCCGACGCAGCTCTCCGCGCGCCGCGCCTTCAGCCCGGCGATCCAGGCGCTCCTGAACGGCGATCCGCAGGGGGAAGATACTGCCCCCGCCCCGGCGCCGCATGATACAGATAGCGCCGCTCCCCCGGCCTCTGAGCCGGAGAAGCCCAAGCGGGCGCGCAAGGCCGTCGTCGAGCAGCACCAGGCCCCGCCCGTGGCCACCGGAGACGCAGAGCTTCGGAAGTGGGCGCTGGAGCGGGCCATGAGCCTCAAGTTCAGCGACGCCGACCTTAACGTGATCGCCACGGCGCAATCTTTTGTTGACTTCGTAAACGGCGTATCGTAGCGTCTCTGCGTTCCTTCCCCGAGTCAAGCGTTGAGCCCCACCGCTCCGCTTGACAAACTTGACCCGCCGGGCGCAATCTCGGCGGGTTCTTTTTTGGAGCCGCGATGCGCCCTGATCCCCCCAGCAGAGAGAGGCGTAGAGAGGCGTCGGCGCACCCCGCCGGCGTCACGTCGTTTCTAGCTGCCTTCGCCATTGGCGGGTTCACGATCTGGCTGTGCTGGCTGGTGACGCGCATCGTGCTCATGGGCGTGCCGGAGGACGGCCGCGCCGAACTGGCCTCTACCGGGCTATTAGCAGCCGCGGGCGTGATCGTTAGTGTCTTCGCCGCTTCGCGCGGCGGCGGGCTTGTCCATGTCGTCGCCGGTTGGTTCGACACGGTGCGCGGCATGTTGCGGAGGTGGTGATGCCCCTCTGGCTCCTCGCAAACGGACGCCTGATCGCCGCCGGAATAGCTTTGTTCGCAGTCGGTGGCACGTTCGCCTACTACGTCGGCGCCTATAAGGGTGCGCAGGCGTCCCTCGCGCTCGCGGAGGTCCGGCTGGAGGCGGCGCAGCGCAACGTCGATCAGCTTGCAGCCAACGCCGCCAATGTCGCCGAGACGATGGGCCGCGAGGCGCGGGCCGCGGAGAACGCAACAGCTAATCTCCGCAAGCTGAACGCCGAAACCGCCGTGCGCGCCACGCAGCTCTCCGACGTGCTTAGAAAGGAGGAGTCCGCAGATGCGAAGTTTGCCGCTTGTATGGCTATGCCTTTGCCTCGCAGCTTGCTCGACCAGCTCCCCTAAGCCGCTGCCGCCGATCGTCGTCACCGAGTACAAGGTGCTGACGCCCCCGGCTGGTCTGTTGGAGGTATGCGCCGCGCCGAGGACGACGACGCTGGGCGGGGAGTTGGAGCGGCTGGCGTGGCTTGTCAGGTGCTACCAGTCCCGTAACGACGCGCTGCGGGCATGGTACGCCGATGTGAGAGCCACGAAGTGAGAACTATGGGGCAGCTTCGTCTTTTCGTATGGGTGTTACTGTGCGGGGCAGTGCTGGCGCTGGTCACGGTGTGCCGATAACGTCAAAACGCCTTTTCATCGAAAGTGTGGTGCCGGCAGACCAGCTTGGCGGCGCGGCGGAACCTCCAACCGTGATGAGCCCTGTCGTCTGGGTGGGCGCGAGCAAGGTAAAGGTGGCACATCTCATGTGCCATGGTCATAAGAACGGCGGGGAGAGTGGCGTGGAGCGCGGCCGAGAGGCGCACGACGGGAATATCCCCGTAGCCTTCGCAGTCTCCGGCGCGCGCCGGGCTCCGCGTGACGTGGAACTCCACTTCGTCGCCCGGTGGGAGCCGCCACCGCTTAAACGGAGGCGTCGCGCGCAGCAGGTCGTAGCTGCGTTCGAGAAGCTCCGGGGTCAGGTGAAGGGCCAAGTGTCGTCCTCGTCGATCGTCAAAAGGTAGGTCAGCAGCAGCGCGATCAGAACCGGGAACCACATCTCCATCAGGCCGTTCCGCGCTGGGCGTCTAGGAAGGCTTTGATGAACTCCGCCGCGAGCGCCGGGACAATCGCGTTACCCGCGCCCCGCAAGAGGCCCACTCGGTTGGAAACCCCATGAGCCAAAGGGAAAATGCTGGGTTCAACGCGCCGCGCTTTTCCGTCTGCACAGTTGATAAAGACGCTTGCCGCCCAAGGAGTGCGTTGATTGGCACGTTCTCCAGTGTGCTCGCTCCGTCCTTGTGATCCCGCGTTGTAGGAGTCGCCCACCCCACCAACGTCACTGCGCCCTCCAAGTCCATTCCACCCGTGTGCTTCGCAGTCGGCTTCACGTTCGGGCCTCCGCTCGGGGTGTTCGGTGTCGGCCAACCCGCCGTCTGCGCCACTTGGTTGAGGCTCACCGTGGCCTTGCTGCCATCCGGCCGCTTCCCTGTTGAACTCGCTCCCTTCCCGATTTGTGATCCCTCCGCATTGCCCTTGGTTGGCGTCGGCCAACCTGCCGCCTCCGCTTGCTGCCAAAGACCGGGGTATTTCTTCCCCCGAAATTGG